AGTTAGAATATGCATTTTACACCATCTCGCAAGCTTCCTGGTAGATTTCTTGTATTATACCTTGGATAAATGATTTATCAAGGTCAACCTCTGCATCACAAATGTATCTATTCAAGATAGACATAGTGTCCTCAGATTCAATCTCATCATCATTAGATGTTTGATAGTATCCCTCAAAATCTGTATTTTGAACTATTTTTAGTTCAGCAATATTTGCAGTATACAGTTTCTCAACAAATTTATCTAACTTTTTCGAGTTGCTGCTTTTCCTAATAATAAGTTTTACAATTTTGTTTTCATACTTTGTTGCATCAAAAGTTTGATGCGGAGTATCCTCATAAAGAATCTTATAAAACATTTTAAAAGGATTATTAACTGCTTTGAGTTCTAAAGTTTCTGTATCAAAAATGTGAAACCCACGAGTGTCATCAACATCAGTCCAATACATTTCATACGGGTTGCCAAGATATCTAACATTTTCTTTTGAACTTCGCGTATGATAATGCCCCGAAAGCACGAGAGAAAACTTTTTGAATATTTCTTTATCGTAACCGTGCTCAATAACTACAAATTTATTTGCATTAAACCCTCTAAGTTCAAGATGACCTAAAACACATTTACTAGAAGTCTTTTCAATAATATTATAAGTTTTTTTCTCATTTTCCTGATTAATCCAGGGAACAAATAAAGTTTTAAGATTACCAAGTTTTACTTCTGTTGCCTCAGAGTATACTGTTACGTTTTGATACTCTCTTAACAAAAGATCAACCGCGTTAACATCATTTGAGTTTTTATAATAGGCAGTATGATTACCAACAATAGTATGAACCGCTATCCCCATTTTTTCCAAGATATCATAATAATTGTTTTTTGCCCAGTACAAAGCAGAAAAATCAATACCTTTACGACTATCGAAAGTATCTCCCATGTCTACCACTGCAGTAATTTTTTCCTCTACTAACGTAGGAAAAAATATCTCATTGTAAAACCTTAGAAAATAATCATGAAATACTTTTGAGTTTTTACGACACCCAAAATGCTGATCGGTTATAATAGCAACTTTCATTAATAGCGAAGTTTTGAGTGAATGGCGTCCTTAATGCTATTATAGTCGGAGTAGTTGCTGCTGTCAACTGTATTGTTGTCCACAAACACCTCTTCATATCCAGTTCTCTCCAAGATTTTATTTTTAATCTCTAGTTGCTTTTTTTCTTTTTGAATTCTACGAAGAAAGGCATAGTGAATAATTTGCGTAAAATACGCAAATGGATTAGAAGATTTTTCTGGATCAAAGTTGTGCATATACTGAACACAGTTTTCAATGCCATCACAAACCATATCATCTTTAAACATGTAGTTAACAAAGTTTGGTTTAAACGATAGGTGCGTCGCAATCTTTAAAAAGCATTCACCGAGATAGTTCGTAATACGAGGTTTTGGTTCCCCTCTTTCAGCAGCAAGAGCAACCTTCCTCTTATACTCAATGAGAGCAGCAAGAAACTCCTTATTATTAACGTAATGTTCAGATCTTTTCCTTCTGTTCATGATTTGCATATTTGTGATCATAAGCATAACTGATTTATAATATTATGATTATAACACTTTTACCAATGCTTGACAATGGTATCAAATCTCATTATAATACCTTTGTTGGGTTTGAAGATAAGGGCTTAATTATTATTAAAGATCTTTTCAAGTCTTCTCTTTGTTTCATCAATATTGCCTAATAATCCCATTTTTCTAGAGAGTCTAGATGATGGAGATGGTGCATCATCGTCACTACGTTCTTTTAAAAACTTTTGATACATTTGAATCATTTCAATATCGTTAGATTCAGAGATAGTTAAAACTTTATCTAAACCAATAATAAAAAAATCTTCTTTTGTAGTTTTTAACCAGGGTTCTATTTTGTAACCAACTATGCCGATTCTGGTTCTAATCTCACCGATTGTAATAGGATTTGAAATAATTAGGAGGGTTTTATCTTCCTCCTCTGATGCAGCAACTTTAGCGAATATTTCTTCACCTGAAATTAGTTTAACAGTTGCATAAAAATCGTCTTCTATGCCCATATGAGTTCTCCTATGTTCTTAGTTTTATTGTTAAAATATCATAGTTAAAGTTTTCTTCATTGTAAATTTTGATTCGTTCAATCATATGATTTAAAGTGTAATTTTTTCTAGAGTTATAACTACAGTCATCACCAATATCATATAATACTGCTTTTGTTTTATTTTTACCTTTTCTAAGCACTCTCCCTATTGATTGGAGATTTCTGATGCGAGACTTACTAGGTGATGCAAATATTACATTGTGTAAGTTTTTAATGTTGACACCAGTAGAAAAGGTTCCGTAAGAAGCAACAATGATAGCATTATTTTCTCTTTCAGTAATTTCACGAACTAGTTCTCGATCCTCTGCATCGACACCACCGTGAACAAAAAAGGTTTTACGATTATCACTTTTAGAAGTATTTATCATTTCAAAAAGTGGCTCACCATGGGCAGAAACCCTACTAAAAAGAATCAAAGTATTGCCTTTTAAATCTAATGCTAGATTTGTAATGAACTTGTTTCTTTGAGGATGACTAATCAAATATTCAATTTCATCATTATATGTTTCAAATCTTTTAGGATCATGTTTTAAAACAAGGCAGTTAATATCTAACTTAGAAAGATGTCCTTGTTGCATCAATTCAGAAGTTCTGGTAACTTTGTATGATGGTCCAAACAATCCTTCTAAAACCCATTTATGAGTTTGAGATCCATCTAAAGTGCCAGTGAATCCAAATCTATATTTTGCATGATGAAGTTTAGTCATGATTGATATCAGTGACTTACTTTTAAAAAGGTGCGCTTCGTCACCAATGATGACGTTATAATCTTCAAAGAAAGAACGATCAAGTTTATAGATAGATTGCCAAGTTGTTATTGTTACTGGCAACTCAGAATACTTTTCTTTACCAGAATAAACACGGTGACAATATGATTCAGCATCCCAACCATAATCATGAAAATCTTTATACATCTGCTCTACAAGAGATGTCGTTGGAACAACTAGAAGAATTCTTTGTTTTTTATCTGTGTAATATCTTACAAGAGAATAAATCATCAGTGATTTACCTGATGCAGTTGGACTTATCAATAGTTTTCTATTATGCCTTAAGGCATCATATACTGCCTCTATTTGATATTGCCGTGGAGAGTGAGCACAAATAGATTGCATATAATCTTTAACACCCTCATAAGAAATTAGTTCATTAGTTTCAAATGGAAGACCATAAAACTTATTATCTTGAAAACTATAAGTATACTCATATTGTTCACAAAAACTAATAAGTTTATCTAAAAGACCAACATAGATTTGTTTTGATCTCATATCATATAAGTGAATTTCTCCATTCCAGTTTCTACCACGATACTGAGGCATAAACTTGGCATTAGGAACTTCAAACTTGAAATGATCTCTAAGCTCATACTCAATATGAGGTTCTGTAGAGATTTTCAAATAAACTTCGTTTGATTTAGTAATAACAAGGTTGGACTTATTCACATATTCAGTGCGTCACAATACTATTTAACACTGATTGAAAATGAGGTTTCCAGAGACTGAGATTCTTTCTTCATCACTATTAAAGAAAGGATATACACAATGCCTTAATGCTGATGGAAAAAATAACATTGTTCCTTCTAATGTTGGATCTAAACGATATCCGTAGTTACGAATATTTCCAAGAATATCAGTGTATTCAAACTCAAAGATCGATGCTTTTTTATCTTCTTCTTTTACATCATTTAAAAACGGAAGATTATTTTGTTCTTTCCAGTCAGTGGGAATTTTCATCCAAATGACAAAAGAATAAACACCTCCATGATGATGATATGGATTAAACTCATGTTTGTTTTGATAGTTAACCCAAAACTTTCCTAGTTCAAGTTTAAAACTTCCATATGCATAATCTCTAATAGGGTGACCACCATAAAGTTCAGTGTATGCCTCTATATGTTGAGATAGAACTTCGTTAAAAAAATAGTTCTCAGTATCATCAAGAATGTAACTTCCAGAGATATTTCCTGCAAGATTGTTCTTTGCAGATTCTTTTTTTTCTTCTATTCTTTGCCATAAGAAAACAATATGTTCTGGTTCTAAACTTGTTTCAATCCATCCATAATTTGAATAATCGACTTCTTTTCCTTTCATTACCCAAGTCCTACCTGAAACTTCATAAAATCAACAGCATTTTTAATCTGATATGTTCTATTAGAAATTTGTTTTAAAATACTCTCTAAGTAGTTTAACATAACATCGTAATATTCTATTTTTAAACTGATTGAAGATAACTTTTCATCAGCATCAAGATATTTTTGCATTGTATCTTTATCACGAATTTTTTTAGGAAATGGATCTTCTATATAAACATCAGGATCTGCTTTTCCTGAATAATATTCGTATCGATCATGTCGAATATTTTTTCTTTGTTGCTCTGCTTTCTTTTTTAATAGTAAAATGTTATTATAGATTTCAAAATATTTTGCGTGAAGAGAGTTTGTTTTAACTGTTGATTCTTCATGGAGATTGTCCATGTTAATCACAGCGTCTTTCACCCACATATTTTGAATCACATCAAGATCGATTATCATAAAAATAAAAAATTAAGTTTTTCTGGGGTGCAATCGTTTGTTGGTTGGTGTGACCACATGAAATAAAGTATACTTGAAACTCACGTCTGCTGTAAAGTATTCGATTCCAGTTTCTGTAGCATCGAACTGGACTGTTGATAAGTTGTATGGAAATAAGTCTTGAAACTCTACCTTAAACTCCAAATTTTGAGTACTGTTTAAAATAAGTAAAGTTCCGTCAGAATATATATTCATCCCTCCAGTTGTGTCTAGTTTTTGTCTAGTTTCTCTTTGTAACTTATGTATTTCTTGTATTGACTCTGGAAATCCAAGTCCACGAATCCATGTATATATCTCCATATAGTTTTCAAAATCTTCATCAACTAAAAAACGTAGATTTAAATCTTCAAACTCAATTTTGTCTCCTGGCGTTGGAATGTCTTTTAAATATGTTGGTTGATTTGCAACACCAAGAGTCATTCCAGGGATATTTGCTGAGTTACAAAAAAACGCAACTTTTGAACATCTTTCTAAAGTAAACTTAAATCCAGTGGGTTGCAGAAAGTTTCGATTTTGAATTTGTTTATCGTAAACTGATCTTGCCATTATTCAGAAATAATCATATTGAACCACTCTTCACTCATGCCATTAATAATATTATCTGCTGATTCTTTGTTGTTGGCATAACCCTCTGTAATAAGGTGATTAACTACCTTTTCGTAGTTTTTATATGCCTCTTGAGTTTCTCTTGGAGTAGGTTTCATAATACTACTTTTACTTTATTTGTATTTAGATAAAAAAAGAGGGTCCGAAGACCCTCTGAGATTTTGTGAGAATAACTCACATGAGGTTCTTAACAGCAACTCTTCTGTAGTAGCGGTTGCTATTAACTTGCAGACGACCCAGACCTTGAGTTGTACCTTCTGCGAAAGGATTAGAAACAAGACCATAACGGGTCTTGAAGCCGATCTTAGGCTGGAAGGAGTTCTCACCAACGGCGCGAACCATCTGGAGAGGAACGTATGGGCAATAGAACAGACCTGCATCATAGGGGGAAGTACCCTTATAACCAACAACATAATACTGATTACCTGGAGATGCATTAGCAGAAGTCAGGTTAGCAGCATATGGGTCGATATATACACGGAACTTGCCAAGCAGAGTACCAGCAAATGTGTTGCCAGTATCATCAACACTCAGATTTGAGTTCAGTGCAGGAGTGTAATCAAGAACACCAGCCATGGTCAGTGCAGAAGCAACGTCTGCAGAGCACATGATGATGTTGCCCTTTCCGCGACGAGTTCTCTGAGCGATTGCGTTCGCATCTCTTTCGATTTGGAACAGCAGACCCTTAAACTTCTCAACTGACCAACGACCATTGGAGTCAACGTCGAGGTCAAATATGCCAGCGGTAGCAGTATTTTGTACAGCACCTTGCTCAGCGACCTTGTAGATAGTTCTGATAACTTCACGGTTGATCTCAGCCAGAATCTCAGTGGAGAGAATATTGGCGAGTTCCGCTTCAGCGTTCAGACCATGGATCGCTTTCAGGTCTTGAGCAAGCTCAAGGCTGTATTCTGCTTTCAGAGCACGGCTCTTAGCAGTAACAGTTACCTTCTCGATGCTAAATGCCATCTGGTTGAAGGCATCATTACCAGTGCCATCAAGATTCTCAGCATCACCAGTTGCCATGCCTTGACCAACTCTGTAGTCGGTTGAGGATGCGGTGCCAACTGGGTTCAGAACTGAAGGGTTGGTGCCACTCTGAGCAGTTGTACCAAGACCAGCAGTAACGTCGGAGAAACCAGCGGTTTCGTCACGACCTTGGTCTTGACCAGAGAATGCACTGTCTACTTCGTCGAAGAAAGCTTCAGTACCACTCTGATTAATGTAGCGTGAACGCATTGCAAAGATGAGTCCAGTAGGACCACTCATTGGTTGAACGCCGGCGAGGTCATATGCGACCAGATTAGGCATTGCACGTCTGATCAGAGAGATCAAAACGGGATCAAAACCAGCGACAGGGCCAGCAGCAGTGGCACCGCTACCAAAAGCACCAGAAGCGCCGGCAGCGTTACCAGACATAGTTGGACCTTCATAAAGCATACCGCCTTGTTCGAAGGCATTTTGCTCACGAAGGAATTTTTCTTGGTTCTCTAGCAGGACAGCGGTTACTGCTCTACGATGGGAATCTTTGATTGAATCAAGACCCTCATAGTTGAGGAGAGGTGCCCACTTTTCCTGCAATTGTTCTGAATGAAACATTGCGGGTTACCTTTTTGAATGTTTGGGTTTGAATAATTATATAAAGTTCAACTATTTGCTAAAAGTAGATAGAGTCTTAAGGTATGCAGCCATTGAACCAGTGACTGATTCAGAAGCACTGTCTACACCTTCAGAGAGAGACTCTGTTTTAGCTTTTGGAGAAGTTTGCTTGGCGAAGAAATATGATTCCTTCAGCATCTCCAGTTTCTCACGATATTTTTCTTCACTTTCAAACTCTACACTTTCGGCAAGTGAAGCGAGCTTCTCTTTCTGAGTGGCAGCGAGGCCATCAGAAACTTGTTCAAAGATACCATCAGCAACCGACTCTGCGAGACGTTTGTTGAGGGAAATATTTTTTTCGATTTGCTCGTTGAGTTTTGTCTCCATTTCATCAAGTTTGTCTACCATGCTCTCAAGAACATCATATTTATCTTCAGGGATTGATACATAATGTGCTTCAAAAAGTTCTTTCATGCCTGAGATGAAACTCTCAGACATTTCAGTCTTGAGACCGTATTCGATTGCGAGAGCGTTCTCTTGGAACCACTCATCAGCAACATACTCAAGGTAGGAATCTACACGCTCAGAGAGTGCAGATTTGATTTCTTCAACTTCTTCAAGAAGTTGTTTTTCATACTGAGATTCCATTGCCTCCTTAACTTGGGCAACTTTTGATTTTACTGCAGTTTCAAAGATTGTTCTTGCTTTTTCTTTGAAATCCTCAGAGAGTTCTTCACCGTTGAGAAGAGCTTGAACATCTTCTTCGATGTCGATTTCTTCATCAATTTCTTGCTCTTCATCTTCGAGAGGGAACTCTTCCTCTTCTTCTACAAAAGTTTCATCAACAATTTCTTCGTCGATAACTTCTTCGTCGTCGAGATTTTCTTCTTCCTTCATAGCACCATCACCTTTAGCACCTTTGTTGACAACATCTCTTACTTGCTTCAGAGTTGCGCCAGGAGTTTTCAGTTTTGCTGAATCATCATCAGACTTATAGTTTTCAGGGGTAGGACCACCGAGATCCTCGATAGAACCTAGTTGGGTTCCTGGGTCAGTCATTTTAGGCATTGGATCCGCCGCTTGAGCTCCTGAGTTGACAGCGGTTTTGGATTGCTTAGTGCCATTCTCCATTTCTTGTAAATCTCCACGAGACATTTGAACTCTCCGATTAACTGTATAACTTTAATCTATATTTATTTATAAAATTACAGATTTGCTAAAAACTCTTGAAAAAGATTTAGTTTCTGTTCATCAAGTATTTTTTGATCCACGAGTGTGTTGATTTTTTTACGAGTATTAATAGCATATTTCTCACGAAGAATACTACCTTCCCAAATCCACTCTTTACCTTCCATGATTCCTTCAACAAAAGCATCAGGAGCAGAGGGATCAGCAACAATGTCAGCAGCAGTAGCTAACATAAAATCATCACCAACAACATTGATTCCCTCTTTATTTAAAACGAGTGAACCAATAC